ACTACTAAAGAGATGCTAGTCTTTTGGTTTGAAGATGCCTGCAAAGACAATCTTTTTGATTTCCCTGTGGTTTTCATTTCTCTTACCTTTAAAGGTTTTAATTATGATGAAGGTAGTCTTATCTTCGCTACCAATCCACCTGAACTTTTAAATGATCAAGGCATTTTGGATGATAGCACATACCATATTATTCAAAATAAATTAGAAAACAGCTTAAGCACCTTAAGCTATGTTTATTGTTACCAAGCGAATGGTGTTTTGCATATTCATTATGAAGATCTAAATGGCTTAATAGATTTTAAATTAAATTTTAAAGTAAATGATGATCATACTGTTAGTTTCTTTGATGAACAAATAGATGAAAATCCCATTAGGTTTAAACTGCTCGCAAACTTCTTTAAAGATGATAAACTACAATGATTGACTTTACCTATTTTGACCATAAAGGCTCATTAGATGAGTATGATGTATTACTCACTGTCTTAGCTTATTTTGATATATACCTTGCCAAACAAGTATCTAAACTTCTTTTTATTGAAGAAGATGAATTGGTAAGCATACTGCGATACCATAACGATCATAAAGACATAAAACAATTTATTGAATGTGCAGAAGAAAACAAAGATAAGTTTTTCTCTGAATATTTAGATTACTTAGGAAATGACTTTATCAATAAAGATGATATTATCCATCTAATTGGTTTCGCCTAACAATTTTTTTACCATAAAAACCTGATAACCATAAAGTATGGATTAGTCTTTCTTTTTGTCTACCTTTAATTTTCATAGGTGTTAAAACCCAAATTCTAAAACTTTCAGCAAAGTCTTCTCTTGGATTGTAATGTTGAATACTTGGTAAATTCAAATCCTCAACAAAATCTAATTGTTTGACATACCTAGTGATTTTTTTATTTTCTAAAACAGGTTTAGAAAAAATAGAAAGAAAATCCTTTGGATATTCTGAAAAAAGCACATCTTTATTGGATGGATCTTTAAAGAAACTTAAAGAATCTATCAAAGGCAATTCCCAATTGAAAGGTTTTCTTTTATCTAAATGATTAAAAAAAAGATCTGATGGAAGAGAATATTCTTTTAAGAATACAGCAAATAAAATAAATACCTTTAAATAGTCATTAAAGTTTTGATATTGAAACTTACTAATTTGACCTTTTGTTTCAAAAAGCCTATAGATTACACTTTTAATAAAGGACTCCGAATTTTTAAAATATTCAAAAGAATATTCTCTCCACGGGGTTTCCCAATATTGAAGTGCTTCAGGATGCAATCTTTCTTCAAGTGCATGACCAATCTCATGCACCAAAGTATTAAAATATAAATCCTTATCATTCTCAAAAGATAGTGTTTTTCTAGTTTTACTTTCTTGAACAATCAAATGAATCATTTTATATTTCGGATAGTAAACACCTAAATCTTGCAAATAATCTATCGAAGGATCATATTTTCTTAATAGTATTTTCTCAACAACTTTAGATATCCCTACTACACCTCTTTGTTTTAAAAAACTTAAAACATCATAGCATAGAGAATGAAATTCTTTATTAAGAGAATCTTCTTCAAGATATGAAAATATATCAATACCTTGAATTGTTGTTGAGGCTACTTTCATTTTATTTTACCAACTTCTCAATCTATTTTTTAATCTAGCTAATCTAGTTTGATTCAAGTTCTTAACTTGACCAAAATCTTGTCTTTGCTTTACATTTTGGAATAGAGCATCGTTTTCTTGAGTTTCCATTTCTTTTTGTTGTAAAACATCAGAAGGACCAGATAGACCTTCTAACTCATGCACCTTCATTTGATAAGCTGGTGTATTCTTTGGAATCACAATTTTATCTTTTTCTGTTTTATTCTTTTCATCAAATGGCTTTCTTGCTACACCTAAACTATCTGTACAAGCATTTAAGCATGGCAATAAACTCTTTAAAGATAAACCAATATACATAACAGGCATTTCAGCATTACTGCCACCACCCTTGTTATTCTTCAACCATGCTCCAATTTCACCTGCATCTGCTTTTTTAGCTACAAGTTCTAATAAAGTGGTTTCAATATCTTCACCACCCCAAATCAATTTGGTTTCACTATAGGTATTTAATAAACCTATCGCAGCCCATCTATGATGTCCATCAATGATATAACCTTCTTTTGAAACCAAAGATACTGTTTCAGGATCATACTTTAATAAAGCAGGGAAAGATCCATTGATATATGCAGATGCCATACCAAAAGACTTACCAAAATTAATTTCAGATTGTGTTGGTTTTAAACCTGTTGCAGGAACTTTCATTTGTTTTACTGTAACTTTCATATCACCATTTGCTGATTTTTGATGATACTTATAGGCTTCTCCACCAATACCACTAATACCAAGACGAGAAAGATCTCTTTCAGATAAATTAGTAACTTCTACCATATCACCTGAATTTGATTCTACATATCTTGCACGATATGGATCTGCTGGTGTTTCTTGCCAATCAATCAATCCCTTTGCCAAGTTATTAGCTACCAAAAGTAAACTTTTTCCTTCTAATACAGGCATTTCAGATCTTGGAATTGCTTGCTTGCCTTTACATAAAGATGGATCTAATTGACAAAAATCTGGACCCTTAGCAGTTTTTTGTACTAAACCACCTGTGGCATCTTGTAATTGATTTGGATATAAAGCATATGCCAACACCAATGACTTTAAGCCTCTTACATCATCATCTTGAACTTTGATGTTATTTGCTCTCAATACCATTCTTGCTGTTCTTAAAATCCCACGACCTTCATCTGAAGATAAATAGGCTTTCACTTCTCTTGCTTGCTTGGATAACATTTTGTTATGTCCTTTCAGTTTGTTTGTTTTTTAAACTTAAACTCTCTTATTTATTTTTTTAATAAATAAACTATTAACGAAATCTTTGTTTTAATAAATAAAGATTGGTTTCATGATCGTTCGCTGTTGCCATGATGAAGTCATCCATACCTAATGACATCTGTCCCTCTAATTCATCATAGACCACTTCAAATAAATCCTGTAGAAATTCTTCTACACATAATGCTCTATGTAATGGATCTGTTGATGCCTCACTAATAGCTTTTACTTGGATTGACATCTCTGCCATCTGTGCATTCAAATCTACTGCCTCTGCTCCAAATTCAGCTACAATCTTTTCTGCCAATGTGTCAATTTCTTCAGGTAAACTATTATATAACTTATCCATCAATAAATGATCACCATAATATGGCATACCTTTGACTTGCCAATGGCTTGTCCAATGACTTAAATGTGCTGATCTTAATCCAGCTAATAACATTAATAGCATTTGCAACTTGTTCGCTTGCATACAGGCTCTCCTTGTTTTTAATCTCTGATACTTTTCAGGATGTTTTCTTCTTTGTTTGTAGTACATTTTTAGTCTAACTTTATTTTTTCTTTGATATTGTCTTACTTTTCGCTTTATCTTAAAACGATTTTTCTGATAATACCTTTTTGCATCTCTTCTAGCTTGTCCTCTTTGCTTATGCTGTCTATCTTTCCTTCTAGGTGGTCGCCATTCTATACCTGCCTCTTTTTCCATTTCTTCTTCATCGGATAAAAGATAAGCTGTCATTGTCCTTCTTTGATTTAACATTGTGCCTTGATCTATATATGGATGTCCATATTGATCCCCGGGCACTCCTGTTGTTCTAGGACTTTGATGTAATGGTTTTCCCATAGGCTTTGGACTTACTGCATTTTCAGATCTAGGTTTGCTATAATTTGATGAATTATCCATACTATCTGATGGTGTATTAAAGACAGGTGGTCCCGGTCTTTTTTCATCTCGACCTTCAGGATGTCCACTTGGTAATGGCAATACTCTATCTCTTTGTGGTTTGCCATCTGCATAGTCTTCTCTACTCTTTTCAGGTTTTGTTGTATCTGTACCTGATTCAGGTTTCACATATGTCTTTGCACCTGATAAAGATTCATCTGATCTATAAGAATATCGATTCATTTTTTACTCATATATTTTGATGCTATTCGTCTAGCACTTGGATATGGATTAAATTTACTTGCGATATCCACTAACTCTCTATCTTCATGTGGCAACCTTTGACGATAAAATCCTTCGCCTAACTTTATTAAAGCATAGGTTGTCTTATCTAATGACTTTTCCATATTCTCTGATGATCTAGGTATCATTAATAATACATCACCACATAGTCTTTGCAATTCTTCTTCTAACTCAGGATTTTCTTTTATCCCTTCTAGTAATTGCTTTACACATACACTTATTCTATGTGCCTCTACTCTAGCTGAATTTACACCTTCACTTATTAAACTCCAACTAGCTTGACTATTTGATTGCTTTTTCATCATTCACCTTTACTTTTTACTATTAAAGATAAATGAATGTATAAATAGATTATTAAGTTTCTACATCTAATCCCCAAACATCCCAACCTAAAGGCTTGTGTCTAGCAAATAATTCTATTTTTGTTTGTGTAGGAAACATCAAATCTATATTGTTTAAAACTTCAATAGGTTTTCTACTATGCTCCATTCTTGGAACTCTAATTAATTGCTTGATGTTTCTTGCTCCTCTAGGTGTTGGTATTTTACCTTTTTTAAATATCAAACATAATTCACAATATGACATAGTATATTGCCCGGGATTATGTACCATCTTATCCCATACAAAACCTACTGTTTTATATTCAAATCCCCATGCTTGACCTAGTTCTATACCTTGAGCCAAATGTGGATTTGTTACCCACATGAATAATAAACAGTCTTCTTTTGTAATTTGACCTATTGGCATTTGTTTCAATATACTTGTTTTTACTGTTGGATACTCAAAGTTAGCTGAACTTATAAAAATGTTTTTTGAAAAATCTATTACTTCTTTCGATTTACTTGTCTTATCAAATTGTGTTTTTCCTCCATAGTCCCACGGTGGATCTGCATAGATTATATCATATTTCTTATTCGGTAAACTTGGAAACATCTCAGGCAAGATGTTCTTCTTTTCTTTCTCTTTTATAATCTCTTTACATTTCTGATAACCACTCGAATATTTCTTTATTTCTGTACTCATGACAAACCTATCAATATGGCAATAAAGATCAATGATAAAGATACGAACATCTTAAAGCTAAATCCAAAGAAATATGTATTCAATGATACTTCCACTATAAACAAGATCACCTGCCATATCAAGGTTGCTTTCCATATATCATACGATTCTCTTAAAAACCACCATGCACTTAAACTTGCATAATTTGTGATTAAACTTGTATATAACCACCATTGAAATGGTGTCCATTGTAAATCAAACACTGCTTTGGCATTTGATCTAAACCAATAAATAAATGCACATAAAACTATTAAACTTAAACTATATAACATATCTTTTCCTTTTGATTAAGATACCATATAGTTTGACCATTTTTACAAATATTTTATTGTTGGTCTGCTAATGCTTTATCAATAGCCTTCACTACACCATCTGTTTCAATTGCTTTGATCTTTGCTAATGTTTCAGCATCATTGCCATATTTCTCTACTGCCAACTTTACACGATGTTGCCAATGCTTTGATTTATCCCATGCAAATTCATCACCTGCACCAATAATCACTGCTCCTGTACTTGGCTTAGCATCTAATGCCTCCACTGTCTGTAAATCTTCCTGTAGATTTGACATTGCCTCTACAATAGGATCAAGATTCAATTCACTTGATGGTTCTTCACTTGCAGGTACTTCTTCAGCTTGACTTAATGCCACACTTAATTCTTCCTGTGTAATTGATGTTTCTTCAACCACTACAGTTTCATTTAATACTTCTGCACCTTGTTGATCTTCAACCACTACTACTACAGGTTTCTTTACTGCATCTCTTTGTAGATTTTCTAGCTTTGCCATTTCTTTAGTAATTTGACTACCATCTGAAATCACTACCTTTTGTTTAGATGCTGTCTTTAATGGAATCTTAACTGCCTCTGCTCCTTGTTGAGAAGATACATTATCCATTGCACTTGATGCACCTGATACTGTTGCCCCACTCTTATTATCTACCTTATGCACAGGACGAACATCATCATCTTGACTTTCTACTTGCACAGGGAATTTCTTAGCTTGAACAACTTCTTTCTTTACTACATTAGCAACTGACTTTTCTTCATCATATACCTTTTGTACAGGCATTTCTTTTTTAGGCATCACAACAGGTTCTACTGCTTTCTTTTCCTCTACATATTCAGTAGGATCTACGATTGTTAACCAACCTCTTTTAATACCTGATTTGAGTTCAGGCATCACAACATCTTGATTGCCTACTCTCAATGTAACACCATCAAATTCTACTACATCACCTTGATATAGGTTTCTTTCAAGTTTACCTAAATGAATTGTAGTATTTGCCTTTACACGAATAAACACACCTTTATTGAAATTCACTTCTGACATTTCACTTATCCTTCTTTAAGGTTTGAGAAATAAAACACACATAGTATATATACAAATAAACAATAAACATTTTATCAAATAAAAAAAGGCATAGTAATTTTATTTACTATGCCTTTTTAAACAACAACAACCATTACTCACTATTGATGAGTAAAAGGATTTTAAATGATGTCCTAATCACCACGACTAAAACACCATCTGCAAAAACAAAACAAACGAGTTGCACTAAGACCTTGTTTGTCTTTTTAAACATAGACCATCTCTTTTAAGATTGCAAATGTTTTTTTCTGCTCTAAATAAAAAAGCCACTGTGAAATTAAACACAGTGGCTTTTTTACATACCTTGCTAACTTAACTTGAACTAACTTGCTAACTTAACTTTGGTCTTTACTACGATTAACGAGTTACTGTTAAACGAGTTAAACCACGAGGATTATAAGCCCCGATACCTAAATTCTCAAAAACAGAGAACCCAATTGTACGAGCCTTTGGATCATCAGCACTAAGAACAGTCAATTCTGTACGAACAGGAATACGACCAAACATTTCAGGTTCGCAACAAACATATACAGTCCCGGGATTAACCAAACGACTTGTAATGATTTGAGCACCCCAAAGAGTTGCTTGCAAACCTGTCTTTAAGAGGGCTGCTTGGCTTTCGATATCCAAAATATCACGACCAAACTTTCTGATATCTGCATAATCACGAGCATTGATAAATACACGAGCAACACGGAGATCATGCTTTTCAATTTGTGCATATGCATCAGCAAGTACTGCACCATTTAAAGGAGCAATAACAGGAATATCAGGATTGGTTTGACCAGCAACACCATCAAAACCTTGAGTAGCAACTGCATCAAGAATTGCAAATACTCTTTCATCTTCGGCCGCTTGGATTTGGGCACGAGCAAGGTCTTGGGCTCTTTCAATCAAGTCAAATCGTCTTTCCTTAATTTGTGTTAAAGGAATTTCAGGATTTGATGCGATTTCAAAGAGAGGGAAAATTACTCTTCGTGGCTTGGTAATAGCAAGAATGTTTTCACCTTCTTCACCAACTACGAATGCTGTAACATCAGGATCTTTGTCATAAATTGGCAAAGCACCATCAGGCAATTGTTCTACCAAGAAAGTCTTACGACCAACAGAGGTATAATCTCTTCTAAGACGGAGTGGTTGTGTCATAGAAGATGCAAGTTTAGCACGACCTTGTGGAGTCTTAATATAATCAGAAATGATTTTCTGTTTTACTGCATTATCAACATTTAAATTTGTCATTTTAACTGCTACCTTTCTAACTTAAATTCTTTGGTCATAGACGAGTTCATCAGATGATGTATCGCCTGCAACAGTTAAAATACCAATAGTCCATTTATTGCCATCATTTGGCCCTGAACCATGATCTACATCATGCAAATTACCTGCAACAACAGAATTGGTCAAATAACCATTTACGGATGCAAACAATTCATCACCAATAGTATAAGTTAAATCAGCACCACCTGCGGCCTGTGATTGTGTTTCATATAGTGTATTGCCATAAGTACCTTGTGCAGATACATAGGGTCCACGATTTGATGCAACACCGGGTTGATTGGTAAAAGCAAGACCAACAGCTGTATTAATAAAAATACCTAGTGGCTTTTCATTATCATTAGCAGTAAGACCAGCACCACCAACATTAGCATTAGTTGGGCCACCATGATAAAATTCACCTTCGTCATTACGAGCAAAGGCAATTGAACCACTTAATACACCAAGTACACCTGCAGTAAAACCACTTGCAGTAGTTTTGTTAGCAGTTGCAGTAACAACAGGTGGATTAGTTTGAGTAAAAGAATCAGCAGTCAATTGACCTACTGTATTGCGAACACCTACATGAAGAATTCGCAATGCACTATTACTTTGTGTAAATCCACCACTCGCTTGTCCAAGTAAAGAAATAGACATAATGTCACTCCTAAATCTCTGACTCTCTGTTTTCAAGAGAATGGTTTATGAAAAATTTTAAAAGTTTTTTAAAGTTTGAAATTATTTTTAATAACTTCACTTTATATACTCTTGTTTAATAGATAAACTATTAAAGATTTAATAGTCATCTACTACTTTTTCATCATCTTTTTTCACATTTATTTTAAATGCTCTAAAAACGACTACTCAAGATCACCAAATCTTAGCTAAAGAACTTGCTAACATCAGGTGCAGATTCCCACAACTTTGACAATTCATTTGCATCACTTGCTGTTCTGCTAATATTGCCAAGTGTCTTTACACTTGCTTGTTGTGTCTTTGGTCTAGGAGTAATTGATGCCTTCTTTGAAGATGCTTTACCTTCTTCTTTAGCTGGCTTTTCTTCCTTTTTAGCTGGCTTTTCTTCCTTCTTTGCAGGTTTCTTTGCAGGAGCAGGCTTTTCTTCTTCTTCTTCAGCTTCTTCTTCGTCTTCTTCTTCAGTTTCTTCTACTTCTTCTTCAGACTTCTTAGCTTTGGCAAAACGACTAGCTTTCTTAGATGCTGTTGAAGTTTCTTCTTCTTCATCAGCTTCTTCTTCACTAGCAAAAGAGAAAAGACTTGCTAATCTTGGATCTGCATCCTCTGACATCATCATATCATCTTCATTAAGACCAAATGGATCTACTTCATCGGATTCATGTTCTTCAGCCATCCAATCAGCTTGTTCTTCTTCTTCTGATTCGATTTCATCAGCCATCATGTATTCATCTTCAGCCATGAACATAGCTTTCTTTGCAGATTGCTTGCTTTCAGATTGCTTGCTTTCACGACTTTCGATTTCTTCTTGATAGAAATAACGAGGATTGTTTTGACCTGCTTTTTTAGCTTTCTTAGATGCAAACTTAGATGCTTGTTGTTCCATAGCCTCTTCTGCTTCGATTTCAGCTAAAAGATCAGCTAAAGATTCTGCACCTTCATCAGCACCTTCTTCTGCCATATAATCACTAAGAACACTTGCTAAACGACCAACACCTGCTTTTCTTGATCTTACAGATGCTAATCTTTCTACAGATTGTTCACCATGTGGTGCATAGTTTGATTCTAAAGCATCAATAACTTCACTACCAGCTAGTCTTTGTCTTAAACGAGCATTTGCTTTCTTAAGTGCTTTGATTTCTTCTTCAAGAACTTCACTATCACTTAATTCTTCTGAATCTTCAGATTTCTTAGCCATTCTTAAACGAAGATTTGCTTTCTTTGCTTGCTTTAATTCTTCAGAAAGTGTTTCTACTTCTTCAGATAAAGTTTCTACTTCTTCGGCAAGTTGTTCAGCTGTTTCAACTGCCTCTTCGGCAAGTTCTTCTGCATCTTCGGATTTCTTAGCTTGTCTTAAACGAAGATTTGCTTTTTTCATAGCTTGCAATTCAGCTTTGAGTTCTTCAACTTCTTCAGCTAATTGTTCTGCTGTTTCTACTGCCTCTTCAGCTAATTGTTCAGCTTCACTTGAATCTTCGGATTTCTTACCTGCAAAACGACTACGATTTGCTCTACGAGCCATCAAGTCCATTTCTGCCATCATAGACATATCGTCCATTTCAAATTCATCTGACATCATATCTTCAGACATCATTTCAAATTCATCAGACATCATATCTTCAGACATCATATCTTCAGCATCAACCTCGCCAAAATAACCTGTGCCTTCTTGAACTACATCTTCGGCAAACATATCTTCTGACATCAGATCCATTTCATCTTCAGCTAAAAAAGATGATGCAAGTTTTCTTTGGATAGCAGAATTAGATAAATTCATATATGACAAAGCAAGATTTTCAATCGCACGAGCAGATGCTTTACGACCAAGTTTCTTTTCAGCTAATTGAATGCACTTAGATGCTTTTCTTTCCATAGCTTGCTTTAAATTCAATTCATGTAATTGACTACCTGTTTCGTAATCTTCTACAAGGTCTTGATCTACTGCAGGATGATTAGGCATCCAACCTACTGAGGCTGGTGGTGGGCCTGAAAGATAAGGACCCTTGCGAACACCTTCGCCAAAATCACTATCAATGCCATATTCATCTACTTCAGGTTGTGCATAAGATGCTGGATGTCCAAAAGCATCCCAACCTTGATTATCATAGCCGGGGATTCCTGAATTTGCTCTTCTTCTATTAGAAAAAGATGATCTTCTTGTACGGAATGTCATGTTAAACTCCATAGGTTTAAAGGTTTATTTTAAACTTAAAATCTTAGCTAATCGCACTAAAATCTTTTGTTCTTTATCTGTTAATGGTTTCTTATAGATTGTATCAGCTGTTGCTAAATAAGTATGCACATCACCATATTGTTTTGTACTACCTAAATAACTTGCTAAACGATACAAATGCTTTGGGATTTCAACACCATATTGCTTATTTACAAAAGCAATATTATTTACTGCTGATTCATTTGATTGAGATAAGTTTACTGCCACTCTTAAATGACTAAAATACTGTTGTTGTAGTTTAGCTTGTTTCTTAGTGCTTTTTGTATTTTCTTCTTCAACCAAACGATTTACTACTTTTTCCACCAAAATTTCAATATCGTCATCTGACATATCTTTTAATGTTTTAGTAGGTGTTTCTTGTGCAGACTTTGAATAATTCCAACTCTCTAAATTGAGATTACCTTCTTTAATCACACTATCATTTTCATGAATACTAGATTTACTAAGATCTACTTTAGGTTCTTCTTTTTTCCCTGATAGTTCTTCTTCTAGCTTAGATTTTACTCTATCCATTACTACTTGTTTAATGTGTTCTTCCAATTCATCAATTGGACTTTTTGCAGGTTCTGCAGGCTTTGCCTCTTCACCACCTTCCTCTTCTCCACCACCTGAATCAAAATCAAAAGCTGATCTAGATTGACTTGCTACCTTTTGAATATCTAAAGTATTTCTAGCAACAGCACCTTTAAATGCAGGTGTTGCTACCCATGATGCCTCAATAAATGTAACACCACCATTATCACCTTCTGATTCATGTCCACATAGTTCTGCTACTCTGTGCTTATTGCCTTTTTCATCATAGAAAATATTACCTTTTTCATATTTGATGTGCTTACACATTTCTGTTTCATCACTAGCAACATTTCCACATTTAGTACAGATTGTATAATCTACAGAACATCCCATAGACATAGCATTCATTTGACCTGATATAATTTGTTGTACTAGATCAGTATGCTTTTTATTTGTAGCCACTAAAATATCTACATAAAGACTATCACCAATATCTCTTAATACTGCATCAATAATCTTACCTTTAGATAATTCTTCTACTTGAATATGTTCTACAAAGTTATGGGCACCAATAAATGACTTGTATGATTTTTGCAAGACACCTCTTGACCAACAATCTAAATTATTATTAATAAATTGATCGCAATCAGCTTTGACTACATAATCTGAAAATCTTCTATTGATCTTTTCACCTTCAAATTGTACAGCACCTGTCTTTACATTTGTTGGTGTTTCTACATCTACAGAACATACGATTGTTGAATGTGTTAATAGATATTTATCAGGTGTAAATGTTTCACCTAAAATTCTTTCAGCTTGTTCTTTCAAACTAGCATCTAATCTTCTATTGCCACTTGCAACACGAATACGATCCCATTCTCCACCAAATATCTTTGGTTTAACGATACTTGATTTTGCATATCTTAGAAATGCCATTTCATGTACTCCTTAGTTGAAACCAAGTATATCTGTGGTTTTGATGAGAAACAAACATTCAGGACAGCATAGAAGTCTTTCAGATTTGCCACCTACTCTTTTATAGATGGTTTTCTTTAGTTCTATACCTTTGCATCTAGGACAAGTAGGTTTTTCTTCTTCTCTAGTCATCCTATATTTGCGATCTTTATCCGCCCAATATAATGCTGTCTTTGCATTAACAGGCTTTGTGCCAAGTCCCCCGGGGATTGAATCATATTGCACAGGCTCAATCTCTAAGTCTGCAATCTGTAAATCTTCCACAGGATACCTTGAACTACCAAAAGGAAATTGAACATCAACCATACCAATAGCTGGATAAATCGCTACTACTGTTCCGTGATGATCTTTACTGCCACCATAAAATGGAAATACCTTCATACCTATTCTAAAGGTATTAGCTATCTCTTGATAATTGGTGATCGTTGTAGATTTCTTTTTCATATTAAAATCTAGTCCTTTGCTATTATTATTGTTGTTAATAAATACTTTATTAAAGTTTTTATCTGTTCCTAGTCTTGTTTTTTGAAAAATAGGTGGATCACTATCGTTTTTTTGCAATAATTCTAAATATTCCTGTCTTTTTCTAGGATCAGGTATCTTTCTTATCGCTTCTATCATTGCTCTTGATCTCTCATCTCTTGTAGCTTGACTTGCCTTTGCCAAATTCAAATCTGTTGTTATCTCTTTTATTCTCTCTGTTCTCTTATTCTCATCAGGTATTAATAAAGCATCTTCAAAATTCTTCGTATATTTCTTAATTTCTTCTTCATGCTTTTTTGCTTGTTCTTTTTCTTTTTGCTCTTCTTTTGCTTTTTGTTCTTTCTCTTTTTCTTCTTCTTCTTTTTCTTCTTCTTGTATTTGCTGACCATAATTATTTTCAACTATAGGCTTATCTTCTTCAATTTCGGATACTGTTTTTGTCTTACCTTTATCTGCATTAGTAAAAAACATCTCATTTGAAATGAAATCTATGATGTGTTCTCTTGCCTCTTGTTTTTGTGCATGAGATAAAGTTATTTTGCAAGTACCACTATCATCATCATCATCATCACGACTTCTATTTCCTGCATCTTGTGGACAATAATTTGGACTTAACAATTTTGCCATTTCACTTACAGGTGTTTTTTCCACAACTGCCATAAGATCTATATCAGATACTGATCTAAATATTGTTTTTAAACTCTCTTTATATTCACCTTGATTTTTTACTTTTGTCATTTGCATTAAAGCATTTAATGTTTTTGGATTATCCATTGTTTGAACTAAAGCTACAATATCTGAATTGATAGGATACCTTTTAGGTTTCTTTGCTTGTAAATCAGTATATTCTTTTTCTCTTTTAGATAAGACTTGTTTTTCATCTTTATAGTTTTTCTTTAGACCTTCAAATTCTTTTTCTTTATCTTCTAGAGTTTTCAATTCTTCAGGTGTTTTATTTTTCTTAGCTTTTAAGCTAGAAATTTCTTTCTTTTTTACAAGGAGTTCTTGCTCAAACTTTTTTAAATTTGCTTGGGATTCTGGTATTTTATCTTCTAATTGCTCATTATATTTATTGCTATATAAGGTTTTTAATTGCACATCATTTTGTTTTCTACGATTTAAAATGGATTGTGCTTTTTGAGCTTTTTCTTTTAGATCGATTAATTTCTTATATGCTATTTGATCTGCCTTTAATTGTTTAGGATCTGCATTTTCATCTTCTTGAGATTTTAATAACTTTTCTTTCAAAGCCTCTAATTCAGCTTTGACTGCATTATAATCTGCAAGTGCTTTCATTGCTCCTTTTTTATCTCTCAAATCAAAAGTATCATTTTCTTTTTCCAAATTAGAGATTTTTGTATTTAATTCTTTTTTCTCTTTTTCTTGTTTCTCTATCTCTGCCTGTAGTTCTTTAATTTTAGCTTCATCTATATCTTGTTTTTTAATTTCAGCTTGTAGTGCTTTTATACTATCATTAATAGTTTTAGAGTTAGTCTTTAAATTTTCTATGTTTTTTGTATTCTCTGCTCTTTTCTTTTTTTCATCTACACTTAAAGGATTTCTCTTAATATTCTCAAATTCTTTAATCTGTTTATCTAAATTAGAAATCTTTTGTTTTCTTTTTTGTAGTTTCTTTTCTTGATAGGCTTTCTTTTCTTCATCACTCATTTTTTCTGTTGGATCAATGTTGAATAATTCTTGAAGCTCTTCTTCATTATTCTCATATAATGCACTTGCTAATAAACCATCATAAGCACTTTCTAATACTGCAATCTTATCTTTATCTTTAATAGGATCTAATTTTGAAATCTCTGTTTGTAAAGCATCTCCCATTGCTTTCCTATCTTCAGCTGGCATTTTTGAATATCTCTTTTGTTGGTTCATGCGAATAAATTCTTTATTAGCTTCAAGGTCTTTCACATTTCCCAAAGTATCCAATCCCAAACCATTTAATGGATTAAAATAAAACTCAGCTTCTTTTTTGATTGCCATTGCTTTAGCTAGTTCTTTGGGATTTTTAATTGTACTTAAATCTACATCTTTATATTTCTTATAGTCTTCATGTGTTTGATTCTTTTTTACCGTGTCTTTATATGTTTTCATAAAGACATCTAGTTCTTTATCATCCATATCTATATCTAATTTATTTAAATGCTTTTCAAAACTTGCACCATTAAAAGACACTTTGTTTTCTTTTACCCACTTGTTTACTCTTGCCATATCTACTTTTGGTTTAGCTGACATTCCACTTTCTACAACAGGCTCTGGTGCTGGTTTTGGTGCAACTACTTTTGGTGTAGGTGGTTTAGGTTGAGAAGATGGTGTTTTAGGTTGAGAAGATGGTTTAGGTTGAGTAGATGGTTTAGGTTGAGTAGGTTGCTTGGTAGATTGAGATGGTGCTTTTGGCTGTGCAGGTGTAGATTGAGTAGGTTGAGTAGGTTGTTTAGGTGCAGATGGTGCTTTAGGTACAGATGGTGTTTTAGATTGAGATGGTGCTGGTGGTTTAGATGGTGCTTTAGGTTGAGCAGGCTTATCTTGTTTTACATCAATCGTTGGTTGCAAACTAACACCACCTAAAACTTGTTGTAATTCAGGTGATGCCATTATTTGAATTAAAGCATCAACTACACCTTTTTCAGTTCCACTTTCTATCTCTTCTAATGCTTGCTTTGCTTTTTCTGGATCACGACCTCTCAATGCTTTTAAAATTTTTACTGCATGGGGATTTAAATCTTTCTTAGTATCTATTTGATTGATCTTTTTAGCAATAGACTTAGATTCTTCACCACCTTGACCACTACTTGAAGGTGATTTGCTTTCTTCCTTTTTTTTCCTTGCACTCTCCATCTCTTTATTAAAATCTTCTTTTGCTTGTGCATTGCCTCTCGCATATGCAGTACCAAAAGATACTTCTACACCTGTTGCATCATCTTTATATTTCTTATCTTTTAATCCTCTTTTTACTTTATTTGCTAACTCAGGATCAGCTTTACTTTTCGATTTCGCATCTTCTTTCTTTTTTTTACTTTCTAATCTTGAAAATAATTGAGATGCCATTGAATGTAGTTCATCCAATTCTTTATCAGCAGTCTTTATATATAAAGGATCTAAAACATACATTTTATTTTTACCTTTTTGCTACTTTGGTTGTATGTAAGGATAAATCTCGATCTCCTTCTGCTCCTAAATTCTCAATGTCTTTATCTTCTTCCACTATCCTATTTTGTCTTAAATCTTCTCTTTTAGGTTTCAACTTAGGTGATGGTTTTACCATTTCGGATACTCTTTCATCTTCTTTTTGTGATTTGCTTTTGGTTGCATATCTTTGATGTGGACAGGTAGATGCAAACTTCTTATTATGAATTGACTCATCCATATCCACCACATCAAAACAATATGGTGTTAGCTTTTTTCTTACATCTCTTAATGCCTGTGATATCAATAAATAACCTTTTCTCTTTTTCTCTTCATCATCTTTGATACTCAACCAAATAGATTGCAAATCTCTAATAACTTGTGCTTGACCTTCTAAAATATCCAGCAACTTTAAATCTTTATCTAATGAAATTGCCTCTTCAAAAAATGCCTCAATCGTTAAGAAATGCTTTCTAATACAATCAGGACATCTCTTGCGAACATTATTTAAATGATCTTCCAATAAACAAGATTGCTTACAAATCTCTCTCATATTAAATAGAGGATTCATAATAGGCAATAAGCCTAAATCACTTTCACTAGCTTTTTTTAAAGTTTTTTTTTTAATGTTGCCAAGCGACTTGCAACTCTTACAAATGGACTAACTTGATTTTCATCTGTAATTTCATCATATCCAAAGGTTTGTGCATCACAAATATAATCATGATGTTGCTCTTTTACTTCATGAATAATGCAAGGCACACCAAAGTGTTTTTCAACAAAATCTTTATAATGACCCATGTTTTCATTTTCCCAAATATGCACCACTTTAAAATTATGTTTTTTAAATAAATCTTCCATAACTGTGGTCTTAAAAAGTTTTGCACTAATACCTGTGTTAAAGAACAAATAGTCAAACATTAAACCTTTTTGTTTCAATAAAGATTTTACTCTTGGCTTATGTGACTCCACACGACCTGTACATAAAATACTCACTACATTATGTGCATTTTCACTTCTCTCTGCATCTGCTACTGTAGATGCAATCCACCAATCATCTGATGGTTTTAATGGAATACAAGGATGTGTCATCGCAACAGGATTTGCAAACCAACTCCATTGCCCGGGTACTTTCCACCATTCAGGTTTATATTCTGGTGTCTTGAACAATGTACCATCAAAATCATATAAATGTAATTCATTACCTTTCCATTTTAATTCTGTTGGCATTGGTTTATATCCAAAATCAGGATTATCATATTCTGTAAAGCTAGACTTTCTTCTCATTTTTCACTCTCTATTTTTTCATATCAGTTTTCTTAATAAAGAATGTTTATTTAATATTTATTAAAAACGACCACCTTCACCTTCAGGTTTTGGCTTAGTATATTTCACACCTATATTCTTTGCTATTGTTTCAATAGCATCACTATTCTCTGCTATCATTCTACCTGCCTCTCCATATATACCCCTTAACACTTCATTAAATGTACTGTCATTAAATGTTAAAGCATCTCTCTTTAGCTTTGCCTTTGTCGTTTCACTGTCGATATTCAATAACTCTAAAATCACATCTATATCTAATGATCCCTTTTGATATAAATTAAACAAAGCATCAAATGTGTCTTGGTTATCTCTTAATCCTAAACGAGTAAATGATAACGATGGATGAACTACTACTTCTTCTCCATCATCATCTACCTCGATAAATCCCATTCTCTCACACATAGGTTTAAGCATATTCTCTTCTACCATCTCTTGTAAGATTTCTCTCATTAACATATATCTAGTGTTAATAACTTCTAGATGAATACGATCACCACTATATGCACCTTCTCCACTTAACAAACTTTCTGTTACACCTAAACCTGCATATAGCTGTCTATCTGTCATATCATATTCAGATGATAAATCTAACAAGCGACTATCTGCACCCATTTCTTCCCAATTCACTTGAAAATTTGAAATAATAGAATAATCAGGATCTTGTAATGCTAAATCTACTTGATCTCTTAATGCCTCTACATCCATAGCATCCATATCTTCTGCATATACCAAACGAATAGGTGTTAAGTGTCTTGATGCAATACTTGTCTGTGCTTGTCTTAACTTATCTCTAAACACTAAAATTCTTAAGCACCTTTCTAATACACTATGTCCTCTTGGCTCATATTGTGATTTCTTTCTTGCCATGTAAAACACAAAACTTCCTAAATTAGGATCGGTATTTAATGGAATATTTCTACCTTCTTTAATAGCATCCACAACATCAGGTGGCATTGATCTAGCTATTCTTAATGCTTCAGGATCTTCCATACCTGCTCGCTCAACCACATCTTTTGTTTTGCTATCAGGTATTAATTGAATCATTTTTTGATCTGTAAATGGAAAACTTTCCATATGAACTTGTTCGGGTGGCAAAATACGAATAGCTGTCCATCCTTTATAATTCTTTTTCATCCACTCGTATGCTCGTTCATTACTATCTTCGTATTCTTCCCAAAGTTCTTCAATTTGATCTGCTGTACCTTCCTTTAAAGAAATCTTTTTTTTATGTGTTACTTCTTTAGGCATATCTGGATTGTTATCTTCACAGAACACAAACACTTCACCTAATAGATTATACTCATGCACGATTTCAATAAGTCTGTGTAAAAGACCTACTTTCTTTGCCCATTTTTCACAAAAGTTTAATGCTTTTCTTGCCAATTCACTATCTTTAGCTTTTGGCATACCTAACCTAATTTTTGATAATGGTAATTCTGTATGCAAGTCAATTGCTTGACCAACAAATGGATCTGTACGATAGAAAAATCTAAAGTAGTTTCTTTGTTCATCTTGAGATTGTGGTAATTCCAAAAAGTCTGTTGAAAGTTCAGGTGAATAAAAATTACCACCTCCACCTAATTGAGTACCTCCTGTTGTCATCGCAACCTTTACTCTTGATTTCATTTCATTAGGTGTTAGCTTTTTAGCAGGCTGTGTTTTTACCTTTTCTCTTGGTCTAACTTTACTCACTACCTTAACATCATCGTCTTCAATCGTTGGTGTCTGTTGGTTTGATTGCTTTGCCATTTTCATCCTTCCTTTGCTTTATTAAATATTTCATTATTGTTTTTAATAACTTAACATGGTCAGGATGTCCCTCGTAAAACTGCTTCCATGTTCCTCCTTTTTTATTATACAATAAAGCAATCTCATCTATTAAATCTAAATCTTCTTTTTCACTTCCATAAGAGATTTCTAATATCCTTGAAATCACTCTTTGATATGCTGTTCCTAAATGCTTTGGTTTCATAATTCATTTAACCTTTCTTGTTTATTACACATAATAATTAAAAGGATTATCAAATGTTTAATGAAAACCATCACTACTATTCCCTTTGTATGTTCTTTCTTGAAGACTACTTAGAACTCGGTAGTAAACCTTATATTTTCTGTTCAGATCAAGATACTCTTATTGCTGAATGGTTTGAACTCCAAATCAAAATCCAAATCAATTTGCTTAATTTAGATACTGACTTGTATTTCAAAAATCTACTTGACCATCGTAATAATATATATAACTATGGTAAAAGATACCTTTTAAAAAAACATATCCATAGCAAAGGACTACATTCACATGGCTAACCTTATTGATGTTGCAAAATACATTCTAGATACATATAAAAGCACTACAGGCATAAAACTACATAAGCTACTTTATTACTGTCAACTCCACCACTACATTAAACATAACAAACCACTTATTATAGATGATGCTGATTTTGCTCTTAAAGACAATGGCATCATTTGCAATACTCTTTACAATAAAATATCCGAACTCGTTTCAGGTAATCCAAATAGACTTACTAATGATGAAATGCTATCTATTAATACTACTTTGAGCAAATATGCCAAATACACAATTCATGAATTGACTGCTCTTAATAAAAAAGAAATCCCTGTTGGCACACCTATCTCTTTCCCTGCTATTATTGATTTATATGTTTCATCCTCTACTGCGACCAATCATCCCTCGAATTGAATGTTTTGGTAGCTTAGGTGCAATACGATTTACTGCACTTCCTTCAGGTACAGACCTGCCAAATACTAATCCTCTTCCTAATGGTGATGTTCTTGATGATCCACCACTTGTCATAGATAGAAATTTTCCTTTACCTACATTTTGACTTGCCACCCAAAACATTCTCACTATCGCATCACTCATATCATCATGCTTGCCTTCTGTTTGTGGTGCTTCTACTGTTATTAAATTCTTACTATGCACAGTCTGTTGCAATTCTAACATTTCTTGAATATAAGGCTCATGTCCATCCACTTCACAATTCTTTCTATTATATAAGACCAATCTTTTATCCCACATCATATCTTTAAAGTTCTGAAACATTTGACTTGTCAATTGCTTTGTCATTTGCTGTGTCTTTAATTGTGTTAATCCTCGTTTATTTAATGCTTGCTCAAATGGTATACCTGCCCATTGGTCAAATATCCCTTCTGTTATATAAAATCTCTTTGTGTAGTCTAAAACCCAATCTGCTACATCATCAAATTCTAGTCTTTCTTTATCTGCATATTTTCCTACACCTGCTTTAATCATATCTACTTTATCTAATACTAACTTATCACCTTCTAAATGTCCTATTGCTACTGCACTACCATCGCCAACCAAAGCAACATCTATTCCCATGAAATATGGTTTTCTTGCTATTCCTCTATCTACAGGTTTATGCTTTTCATCTACACAAGCTAATAAGTCTTTATTGTCTTCTATCCAACCTCTTGTTCTATCTGTAAATTCACCACCATATTCTGTAAAGAACACTGCAGGATTTTTTAAATAATGCTTTTCAAATTCTGTAGCAGGTACTGTTGGATTTACTTCCCATGTAGGTGCTTGTACACATAACATATTTTCTGATGCCTTGCCACCTTGCATACCTATTTGAAATAACTTATAAAACAAACCTTGTTTACCTAATGGTGATGAAATTGAAATCACTCGACCTTCCACAGGACCCACAGGTATTCTACGATCATTTGGATCTTTTGGTGAATAAGCTGATGTAGATGGTACAACTGCATTATATACTTCTTCTGCACCACTTTGACCTGTTTCAGTAAAGTGAGCAATCTCATCCATAATTACACAAATATTACCAGCACCACGAAGACCTTTAGCAACACAACTTCTAAATGTTACTTTCAAGGTTGCTTTTGCACTTGGATCTTCTATATACCTGCCATATCTTTCTACATCTTTAGGTGTTTGAAATCTTGCATAGGATTGTGTATTATTCGCAGTATATGGGCCAAAAAATGCACAGTTGCGAAAGTGTCCTGAAACTTCATTATATAGCAAACCTGCTTGGTCTTTATCAGTAGCTACTGATATGATCTGAATGTTATTACTTGCAGGTAGTCCATAATATGCTTGTGGATCTTGTTTTCTAATAAGTTTATATGTTTCATAGGCGGCGATACAAGCAGATATGGTGGTCTTGCCCGATCTACGACCAATTGACAAAACCATTTCTCTTCTTTCTTTTCCGGGGACTACTTGACCAATATTACATCTACCTTCATCAAAGAGCAGTTGTAAATATTCTTTTTCCGTGACATCTCTAAAGTGTTGTCTTCTCCAATCAGAGATTTTAAATCTTTTAGTATCATCTAGTTCAAGACCATAGTGTGCTTTAAGAATAACCTTTTGAACAGGGAATAGGGTCATACCTAAGCCCCAAGGGGCTTCAACAAAGTCAATTATATTCGCATCTTCTTTGGATTGCACACCTGCTTTGGCACTAGCTGAAATCGCAATCGTGGATAAAGCCATATATGAGAACTCCTTTATATTCTTTATATATATTTAATAGAAAAAAATTGTTGGAAGTCAATTAGCTTAAGCTGGTGGCATAGTCTTATCATGTATTTGTTTAGATAGGTGTTCAAATCCTAAAAGATGAAAGATTTCACTTACAGGATGTCCAATTAAATTATGTATAGACCATTGGTATTTTTCAGGCAGTTTGGCAATTAGCTTTTGCATAGTCTTATATTCCTTTTATATATGTTTCTAATATAAAATACAAACATAAAGGAAAAATAAAAATGGCAAAATATTTCCCAAAAAACCATTACGAAGAAATAATAGACAAGCTAAGATTTGATCGCTCTTACATGAATGAAATTAGTAATGACATCAAAAGAGATCCTTATTTTTGGATTGCTTTTGTTATATATACACCCTATGGTTTATCTAGTCTTTATGAAGTTCCCAATTTTATTATACAAAATGGTATTTTCTTTAAAGAACTTAAAAAACATATCCTATCTTTAGAAAATTATGATTTTAATTTCTATTCTCTAATTGATGTTTTCAAAAATGACAAAGACATTATTTTGAAAGCACTAAAGAAAGTAAATACACCTGAAGGTATTATATCCTTATATGATGAGATTTCGGATGAACAAAAAAAAGACTTTGAGATCATAGAAACAATGATACTTGTTTTAACAAAAGAAAGGACTCTTGAAAATTTTCCAAGAGTTTCAAGTTTCTTTAAAACTCTTGAAAAAGAGAAAAATCCATTCTTAAAGAATCCAAGAATAAAAGAATTTATTATAAATAACACTTCAACAGGTTTCGTTTCACAACTTTTAGACCATGTAGATCCCTCGATATTGAAAGATAGTGATTTTATGTTATCTTTAATTGAGATTGACCATAATTTTTTTCTATGGACAGATCCATCTTTATTGGCAAATAGAGATTTCCAGATTAAAGCGATCAAGAAAAATCCATTATTAAAGACTGAAGTGACTTTCCCAATGGATGTGCGAACAGATCCAGAAGTTGAAAACTTAGGTGAGAAAATAATAATTATCAAAACACCAAGTGTGCCTATGTACCTAAGTTTTCAAAACAATACCACATTAGAAGAAATATTAAAGTTCAAAACAATTTTTAAAAATACTGTTAAATTGATCAAAACATCTAAAGTGCCAAATTTTAGAAAAGCATTAATAGGTGAAATTATTATTGGTGATGTAGATTTTTTGAAGAGAAATTACGATTTCTCTTCATCAGAAAAAGCATTGGGTGCTTATAGTACCATAGAGAAGAGAATCTATTATTACAAAGACAGATCTGATCCAAGTGAAAAACTAACATTGATTTTAATACATGAGTTGGGACACAAGTTGCACAATATCGCAATCAAAAAAGGTATGGATAATCAAAAGATTATTGATTTATGGCAAACAAAAGAAACCACTTGTGAATTACCTAAAATAGGTGATCCTTTATCTAACCTAAGAGAAGATTGGTGGTCTGTTAAGATGTCTTCTGAAAATGAATTTTTTCTTTCAGAGATTGTAGCTGGTCAAGGATTTGGCTCACAAGATACCTATATCTATGTAAATGATATAGGTGAAGAGAAAAAATTCAATAAGAAACAAATTCTTAAATTACTTAACTGTCCATCCGAATATGGAGCAACTGACTTATCGGAATGGTTTGCAGAGATGTGTGTTCTTATCACTTTAAATAAAGTGAAACCTTCTCAAAAGTTAATTGCTAATGAATTTATTAAAATCCTTGAAGAAGAAACTACCTAATTCAGAATAATCATTTTATATGTTGTAACAATAATAGAATACAAATATAAAGGAGTTTAAACATGAGTTTAAGATCTGATGAAATAGATCGTATCCAATATGATCTATCACAAGCCAAGACAGTCAAAGAAGAATTTAAAAACGATCCTAATTTTTGGTTAGATGTTTTATCATATAGGTATCCACTATTAAAACACATCCCTGAGAATATTCAAAGAAATAAAGTGTTTTTTAATGAGATCAAAGAATATTTGTTATCACAAACAAATATTTGGGCATCTGAAATAACAGATGTCTTTAAAGATGATAAAGATATTATACTCCACATTATTGAAAATAATGATTTAAAAAATCCTGTTATAGGACTTCAAGTAGCAAGTCCTCGATTAAAAAAGGATTCAGAGATATTACTTAAAATTTTTGAATTATGTTTTTTAAAAGGAAGTGGTAACTATACTTCGTATTTAGTAAATGAACTTGAAAAAATAGATAGTCCAGCATTAAAAGATCCCAATTTTGTTTTAAAAGCCTTAAAAGTAAATCCTAGTTTTGTCTTTTCCTTTGCAACAGGACTTAATCCTAAGTACTTAGATGACAAAAAATTTATGTCATCTGCTATTGAGATTAATCCTGTAGCTTTTGATTCGATTGGTGAATCATTAAAGAATGATAGAGAATTTGTTATTAGTGAAATTAAAAAGCATCCTGAATTAAAATTTAATTTCTATGTTCGAAAAGATTTTAAGAGTGATCCTGAAGTTAAAAACTATGGAACTAACCTTATCACTGTCAAAGTACCTTATTTGCCTATGTATATCATCTTTGAAAGTTCTATTACTAAAAAAGAAATTGATAAATTCAAAGAAGGTATCAAAGAAGTTGCTAAAATAGCTAAAGCATCCAAACTACCTAATTTTAAAAAAGTTTTAAATGGTGATCTTTATATTGCACCTAAAATGTTCTTTAGGAAAAATTTAGGATATAATATGCCAGAGAATGCCGCCGCATCCTACAATCCTTTTAAAGATGTGATGTATTGTTATACGGATACTTTAGGTGGTGTTTTTGTAAGTGATACTTTGCATGAACTTGGTCATAAATACCATAATTCCATTGTGAAAAAAGGTTTCTATAACGAAAATATTATTCAATTTTATCTCCAAACCATCTCTACTTGTGAATTGCCAAAGATAGGTGATCCTTTATCTGATTTAAGAGAAGATTGGTGGAATGTTAAAATGTCTTCCGAAAACGATTACTATTTAACAAAGATTGAAAGAGATACATATATCTATATGAATGATATGGGAAATACAAAAACCTTTCCTAAGTCCAAAATTTTAGACTTAATAGGATGTCCTTCTGAATATGGAAAAACAACAGTTCTAGAGTGGTTTGCAGAGTTATGTAATCTTATCAATCTAAATAAAGTGAAACCTTCTCAAAAACTTATTGCAGAGAAGTTTATCCAAATCCTTGAAGATGAAACTACCTAATTAATAAGGATATGACAAAATGAGATTTTTAAAAAGAGCATATACAGATCAAGAAGCAAAAGAGATTTTTAGCAAAAGTGAGAACTTTCTAAATGAGTTAGAATTTTTCATAACTCAAAGCACTAAGGTATATTATAATCCTACACTAAGAGCAAAAAGATTAGATCTCTTAAAAGATGTACAAGTTAGTACAAGGAAAATGTTAGCTATCCTAATGGAAAAGAAACAAATACCTAGTGCTAAAGAAAGAGTAGCATTAGGCAAAGTTAAGACTTTTCTATCAAAAAGAAGTCATAATTCAGATGAATTTGTTATGTTCAAATCTGTCATAACAGACATGACAAATTGGTGGAAGAATTGGAAAGACCTTGATCAATCAGCTGAAGAAGGTGAAGATTTTTTTAAAATTAAAGATGTGAAAGTCCGTGTAACATCTAAAGTAACACCTGATATTATTATACAGTGTAAAGAGATTATCCAAACTACAATCAATTTGATCGATAAAAGTACTTTACCAAGATTTAAAGAAATGCTTAATAATTTACAAATTTTTATTGTAGCTGGAAAGAAAACAAATACCATTGCATATTACACATTCACGGATGATTTTGTTTATCTACAACACCAATATATAAAACTTAGAGGTGTGGAAGATAGTATTCATAGCTTAATTCATGAACTTGGACATAGGTATCTACATAAAATTGCATCACTAGATCAAAAAAAAGAATGGAAAAAGTTCTATAAACAAATTCAATCTAAACAATGGTCACCTGAAGCTGAAAAGTTTTTTCCACAGGTTGGTGATAGTCTTTCAAGAGATTTCAAAATCGATTCTAAACAAAAATATCCTATGGATGTTATTAAAGAAGTAAAATATGATCCAAGATTTGGACAAATAATATATGTGCTAGAAAGTGGTGGCATAGTTTCTAAGTCAGGATTTAGAAACTATCTAGGTTTCCCAACAGCATATTGTAATGATTCAGAAGATGAATTTTTCTGTGAAACTTTAGCTTTAATCCACATGAAAAAATTGAAACCTAAATTTGAAGATATTAAAGATAAATTCTTAGAGATTTGGCATTAAACTCTACTTAAGAGATAAGCTACTATTGATAGTCTAATTTCTGCAGGAAAGAACACTGTGTAATCATATTTCTTCCAAAACTTTTCTGCCAAGTTTTGAATATCTACTTCCAAAGATTCAGATACCTTTTTCAAAATACCTGATCTTTCTACTTCCTGCATTAACTTATATTGAATGAAATCTTCATCTTTATCAAAAGGTGGATCACTTGAAATCAAATTTTCTTTTACTTCTCTAATGAGAGAAAAATCAAAGTAGAAATAAAATGGTTTGCTTGCATGAAAATCACTAGCAATCTCAGAAATCAGTTGATACCAATCATTTGGAAATTCATTACGAATATCTTCAATTTGTCCTGCACGAATAGCTTTTTCCATTGCTTTTTGATCTAATCCCAACTCTGATGTTTTTGGACTAGATTCAACAAGTTCTAATAATAATTCATGTGCATTTGAACCTTTAGTTTGATTGAGATCAATAAAATGTTCTCCTCTAAACAAAGGATGGTTTTTGTAGAGGTTTAGCAAACTTGCTTTTCTATGACTATACATTTGAGTATGCCTTTCTTTTGGATGTGTCTATCAAGATTTCAAATATAAATAGAAAATTAAAGTGTTTCTCTAATCTTCATGATTTGATTTAATGACATAGGATTTCTTAAACTTCCCAACTCAAGATCAAATCTGAGTTTTTTTGTTTGCCACTCAATGATCTTAAATTCAAGGATGTTTTCTTTTTGCACATACTCAAATGTGTATTGTCTACCATTTGTTTCAACTGTATTCCAAAATAAGTTTTCTTTGGACTTCAATCTATGCAAAGGAATTACACCTAACATAGTGCAGATCTTTTCATTCATTCTAAAAATATGTTCGTTCATGTTTTTTGCCTTTCTTAACGACATCATATAAACACTTGTCGTTAAGCATTTATTGCAACTTTCATAAAAAAATATTTAATTTATTCTTTTGTCTTTTTCTAAACCTTTAAGACAGGATCATAAGAATGTTTAAAAAAGCCTATTATGAAAATTGGAATGATTATGATTTTGTATTTGAAAAAATACAAAATGGAAATGGTAGAGAATTTGCTAAAGCTAGTATAATCCTAAAAAACGATGAAAAACTAAGAGAACTAGCTATAAAGAATGGTGCTTGGTTATCAGATACTTTTATTTCAAATAGCAGGTATATAAGAATTTCTGATCCTAATCTTGCGATAGTAGGTTTAAAAAATGGTGGTGAAAAGCAACTTGGATATTTAGATTATAGTCTTATGGAAAATAAAGAAGTAGTTTTAGTTGCAGTAAAAATGGACTCGCTTAACCTATTATATGCAAGTGATGAACTTAAAGATGATTTTGATATTGTTTTCCAAGCTATTCAATCCAATGTTCGTAGCATCGGAATTGCTAGTGATCGTTTAAAAAGCGACATAACTATTGGCAATTATATTCTTGATAAAGATCCTAAAGAGTTTCTTGCATTAATTAATGCAAGTCCTGAATTTGCATTACAAAGACTTTCTAAAAATTTACAAGACCTTAGATTTTTTCCAAATATAGTAAATGATGCAAGAGTTCAGAAACTACTTAAAAACAAAAAATTGATTTTAGAATCTGCTAGTATCATACCTGATAAAAAATCCCTTTACGAGATCCTACATGGTGGAAACCACCTGTCATTTCTTAATCATATTGCAGACGACTTAAAGAATGATGAAAATTTCATGCTTAAACTTTTAGAAGTCACTCCAAAAGCATATCCTGTTTTATCCGAATCTTTAAAAAACGATCCTGTGTTTATAAATAAAGCCATGCAAATATCTTTAATTGATCCATACCTAAACTTCAATGAAGAGAAAAAGAAAGAACTTGCAGGACAAACAACAACCTTAAAATTGACTAAAGCACCACAATTAGATTTTGTCTTTTATGGCAGAATTACTATATCTGGTTTAACTCTTTTCAAAAAGCATTTAGACTTTTCCATTAAATATATCAGTAAATCTCCTTTGAAGAAATTCAAAAAAGTCTTTATGAAAGGTAAAGTTCTTGTTGGTCAAAAAGAGGATATACTTGCTTCGGATCTGCTACCTTCCGAAGTTGCAAGTGCTTTACAAAAACTAAAAGGCAATCTTGGTGGTTTTTTTGATCCAAACTCTAGGATAGATGATGTTTTTATTATCCTAAATGGTGAAACCTATAAAACATCTGATGCTGTTAATCTTATTCATGAACTTGCACATAAATTCCAATACCATTATATAAAAAATGGTATCCAAAATCAAAGAATTAAAGACTTATTTGATTTAGCTAAAAATGAGATAGACAATCAATATTGTGAATTACCTCAAATAGGTGATCCTTTATCTAACCTAAGAGATCCTAAAACTTGGAGTATCAGTGAAAGGTTTGCTAGTTCAGAATATTATTTAAAAAAGATAGACCATCTAAACTATATCTATGAGAATGAACAAAAAAAACAAATAGTTTTTTCAAAAGGTCAAATCCGAACACTTAGTAAATGTCCATCAGAATACTCTACAAAAGCACATTTTGAATGGTTTGCTGAAATGGTTTCTTTAGCGACTTTAAATCTTGCCAAACCTTCCGAAAAAATGATTGTAGAGGAATTTATTAAAGTTGTTAATGAAGAATCTATTTAACCTTTTTCCATCCTTGCCTTTGCCTCTTTCATCCATTCTTCTGCATCTATCATTTTACCAAAATTTGCAAAGATACTTTCTGTCATCTCAGGTCTTACTTTTGCCTCATCACAGGCTCTTCTAAATGTTTCAGCTAAAAATCCAAATAAGATTTTAAATGCCTTTGAATCCATATCAATCGTTTGGTTCGATAACATTTCTTTTTTCTTAATCCAAGCATCACCTACTGCCTTTAAAGCATTTACTCTACGAATGGATAATTGACTTGTATTTTCACCTTTTCTCTCTGCCTCTGCTCGTTCAAATTTTAAAGATGCTGATTCTTCTGCTAAACCTTCAATCACAGAATTTAAAACATCTCCACTCTCAATATTTGTCATTACATTACCTAAGATCTTATCCTGCATTAATGTACTGATCTTATTTAATTGCTGATTTGCGATATTAAGCTGTGTAGATGACATTGCTATCTGTGCTTGTTGTATTGTTGGCACTGCTGTACTTGGTGTACTTGTTGGACTTGAAGATGTTTTTGTTTTTCGACCCGGCTCATTATTCATTGTGATTGGTAATCCTGTTGTTGGATGAAACATCACTTGATCTGTTGGTTTCACTTCATCAGGTTTCCTCCATACAATCTTTCCTAAATCATCCACTACTTTTACTCTTGCTACATTCGGATCTATTACTGTCATTTATTCATATCCTTTTTAAAATCCAAGTTATCACTATATTATATAACTCAAATCTAAAAAGGTGCAATCAAATCTATTATTGTTTGTTTATTCTTATCTAATGATCCCACCACTCGCATCGCATCTGCCTGTGGTGCCCCTAAACTTGTTATTGTTAAGTTATCTACAGGCACTTCTGTTTTCACATATACACCACCTACCAAATTATAAGTAATCGTATTCTGTGTTAATGGATTATATACCATCTCTACACTATTGCCTGAGGGTGCTACAAATCTTACTGTTTGATCTGCTGTTGAAATATTTGTATGCACATAAGTAGGAATATACTTAATGCTTTTAATAAAATTACTAAATTCGTTTGCCACAGGTGATTCCTTCAATTCTGCCATTGGCAAAATTGACTTTTCTCTTACGACCTGTTTTTTCCCTGCCTTGTTTCCTACTACTGACGGATCATATAACAAATTGTTTTCCATATCAAAAATTAAGAATGGTGGATTGCCTCCAAATAAATTATAACTATATTGTAAAAACTGAATGATAAGAGTATCAAATAAAGATACTGACTGCACTATCACTTGTGTATCATCTAAAGGATCTATACTTGCAATCATATTAAAATCTTTGTCATTAATAAGATCACATAAATCCTGTGCAATTTCGGTTGTGGTCATACCATCTGCATTTTCACCACCTGTTCTTGCAAAAGCATCACCTACTTTCATTGTTGGTAACAATTCCATATCTGCAAGATTATCACTATAGATTTGAAACTCATCTAGTCTTCTCAATGTAGCAGGTGCTAAAGCATTATTGCCAAACTCATCACTCATCACTTTGATTTTCACTGCAGGTCTTGAATCATTGTAATTACCAAGCTGTGCTTGACCATGATTTGTTACGACCAATTGTGTTTCAAATCCATATCGGATTGGTGCTGGTACTACACTTGTAATAGAGTAATCTGCACTAGGCTTATGTGCAACTAACATCTTAAATGGTTCAAACAAACTTGTTTTCTTATACATCTGTGGTAACATTTTTTCATTTACTCCTTAGAACTCAAAACCACCAAATAAAACATCTTTTAATCCATCAGGTGTTTTACTTGTATCTGTTTCAATTTCTATTTCATCGTTTGTTGTTAGGTTGAACTCATCTGCATCATAATTGTTTACAAATAATGATGCTGTCTTTTCACTATCACTCGCATTAGCTAACCTAATGCTTTCTTTCTGATACTTCTTTGGATTATCTATTCCCATTTGAGATAAACTTGCAATCACAGGTTTATTGTATTTTTGACAAGTACCTTCTGCATTCTTAAATACACAAGTTGCACATTTATCCATTTGCAAGACGGCAGGAATCATATTTGATCTATGTTGTAATGCACCTTGTTCACAACCTACTTTTTCATAAGCACCTGCATCTACATACACTTGACCTGATAAACCTTCATGTGCTGTTCTAATAGATTTAATAGAATCAGCATAATGATCTAAGACTTCACTTGCAAATCTTGCTTTAAGCATAACATCCAAATCATTACCTACTGCACCTTCTGCCATCTTTTGTCTTAACCATGTTTCTACTGTATCTTTACTTGCTAGTTTTACACTTGCTTTCTTAGTTTCGATATGCTGTGTATATTGTGTATCCGTGTAGTCTTTCTTTTGACTAGATACTTTCTGTTCAATGATACCTAATGCCTTTGCCAATTTCTTATTTGGATCTTTAATTTGACCAAGACTATTTACTTCTTGATTGGTTAGTAAATTAGATTTCACTAGCTTGGCAATTTTATTATCAATCGCTTTGAGATGTGTAGATGCTTGTCTGTCATTTAAACTATCAAAGGATTCAAAAGTATTATTTGTTTCAGATAATAAATTGTTCGCAGTGTAGACTGTTTGAGCATAGAGATTCTTTGCTTCTTTCAACACTAATAAATACATCTCTTGAGGTGATTTGCCTTGTGATGCAAACTTGTATGCTTGCTTTTCAGTTAAAATCCCTGCTCCAATTAAACTTTGAATATTTTGTAGGTTTTCTTTAGCAATATGCTTATTCAAATCCTGTTCGGATTGAATAGAATCATAAGCTGTCTTATTCGACAACTTTGAATTTTCTTCAAATTTGGATAAGTTATATGTACTGGCTTTAACAAGTTTACTTTCCAAATATGAAACCACTTTCGCTAATTTTTCTTGTGGACTATTTGCTTTTTCTGTAATCGTATATAATTCAGAGGATTCAATATAATTACTGCTGGCTAGTCTTTCAATTTTCTTTTCTATCGCTTGATTGATTTCTAACATTGCTTTTTCTTTACCTGTTAAAGGTAAAGCACTCGCTTGTTTTAATCTTGATTTTAAATCTTGTTCTAAAGACTTAAAATCATTTTGATATGTCTTTAATTGATTTACAATATTCCAATTTTGACCAGCATATTTGCTTTCTTTATTTACAATCTTTGTAGAGGCGAAACGATATAACATCTGCATTTTATTTTGAGATGTGGTATCTTTACTTAAAATGCTTTCAATTTCTGTTTGATTTGCCAAACCTGATTTAATTAAACGACTAGCAACAATATTTACCTTGTTTTCTGTTTTCTTAATTTCTCTATCTCTTGTAGTACCTACATCTACTACTTCAGGAATGTAGTTAGCAAACTTCTCACTTGCCTCTTCAGAAGAATATTTCTTTGTCAAATCTTCTTGATAAGCAAACCATGTTTGTGGTTGAACTCGTGCAGGTGCTTGAGATAAAAATGCTTGTTTTAGTCTTGCTTGGTAATTTGTACCACTGCCTAACTTAATGCCTACTGTTTTAAGTTTTGGTGCATAATGTTCAAAAGCTGATTTCCAATTAATATTAGAAACGACTTTACGACCTTGATGGTAATCAAATACACAATCCTTTGATGCAGGGATAATATATTTTGCACTTGCACATCTAGCTTTAATCTGTTTATCCCATTTACCATTAAACAAACCTTTAAATGCCTCTTCTCTTATATAGACATTCCCATGTAAACCATGATCACTAGCAATACGATTACCTATATCATCTGTATATCTATTACCTAAGTCTGTTTTTAAATCTGCAAGAATAACTTTTAAAGGCTCACCATAAGCAGATCTTCTCATTGCCTTTTCGATTTTTTCTCTATAATCATCGCCGGGCTGTTGTGCTTGTGGTGCATCATATTTATTTACTACTTTTACAAATTCTCTATTCTTATTAGGCACTAGTCCTAAACCATTAGTGCTTTCATCCCACATCTCACTTAATTCTTTTAATGCACTGTCTTCATAAAAGCTATTTTCCATCTGTTCATAAACATCTTTTTTATTGCGAACACCTTCTAGATTAGCTTGTGTTTCCTGAGCAAGCCATGAATGATCTACAATAGGTACATATTGAAAAGAACTTTCTTTTAAGAAATCACCTAAATGGATGCCACCTTCTTCATCTACATGACTAGGTAAAACACTAGATCTAGGTGTATCATTTGGCAAAATGCCACTAGGTAAAGAAGATAGACCTTTGGCTTCAGGTAACCTTGCTTTCTCTAATACTCCACCATTATATTCGGTATCATATTGAAAACCATCAAGCATATAATTTGAGCCATTGGTTAAGGTATAACCACCATTTGGTAGATATGAGTTAGATTGCTTTTTCATTTTTATTTATTACCTTTCATATATAAATCAGCTATTCTTAAAGGTGAAGGTCTTTTTGAGGATGCTGTTCGCATCATTGGTGGAATTGAATCTTCTGCAATATTTTCTGTAATTGCTGGTGGCTCAGCCTCTACTTCTTGAGCCCAACCTTCAGGATCATCTTTGACTTCTTCAACTTGATCAATAACTTTTTCTGCCTCACGAGATTTCATAGACCAATGAGGTGCTTTAATTTCATCATATAAAGTATCTGTTAAAGATGATAATGCCTCTACAATATTCATATATTGCTTTCGCATGGTCTTAATTTCTTGAATGTAACCTTTACCTCCAAGATTACCATCAGGTGAAACATCTCTTGATTTAAGTTTAGCAAAAATAGTGTAAGCTGACATGGCATGACCTAAGCTAAATAAAGTTGCTCTTAAAACTTTGGCAAGGTCTTTACTGCATTTATAATTAAAGTCATATTCAGCTACATTCTTTCTTTCAGATGGTGTAAAACCACCCCATGCCCAACCATCCGTGCTATTACTATTATCTTTAACAAAGCGAACTTCACCAGCTTGCTTTCTTAATCTTGCCTGTCTTAACTTAAAGTTATCATTGTTATTTTCCATTTTACATACTCCTATTGCTATCATAACATTATGTTCTTTATTTAATACTTATTAAACTTTTTTTCTCAAAGTTGCAATGGATGCTTATCCATAAGTGTTTTATATATGTGATTGATGATAATCGCAACCTAACCAATCTTGAAAGGATTGAGTATTATGAATAATGTTTATGGTCAAATTTCTACTGCTTCTTTTGAATCTCTTCTCAATGCTACTCAAAATGCTTTTAGCAAGTGGAGTGAAAACACATATGCAGTAAATGTTAAAGATACTACTTGTGCTATCATTTTCAAATTTGATGGTGGTAATTTAAAATCCACAGGTCTTTGGTCTTTCAAGAATAAGAAATTCTTAAGTGCTTTTGGTGATGATAAAGATATTTGTCAATCCCAAGTAAGCATTTTAGAAAAGATTATCAATGCTATGGCTTTTTGGATTGATAAAGCACAAGTTGAAAAGAAGCCAGCTAGAAAGCCATTCACACCATTTAAGAAAGTTGAAAAAGAACCTTTAAGCCAAGAACAAGTCAAGTTTCTTGATAGAGTTAAGGCTTTAAACACAGCTAGTCAAAATGCTAATGATGAGTTCACTAGCAAATTCTCAAGTGGCATTATTGACATGATCACTAAAGTTGGTGGATCAGCCAAACTTAGTGATAAACAAAAAGAAATTATTGTTGCTAAACTCAATAAATACAGTGTCTAAAGGAAAAATGAAAATGAATGAATTTATTTATCTCTATGGATTAAATATCCAAAATGATGGCTACCTTGATAGTGTTCACCTAGAATATGATGCTTTCAGATTTTCTAAAACAGATGAAGATACTATTATTGAGATGCTAGTTCCTATGTCTGTTGCTAATAAATTATTTGATGATGATGATTTTAGTGATGGATATGAAAGATATAACTTTGTTTTTGAGTATATTAGCCATTAGCATATTGTGGCAAGTCTATATGCTTATAAAGAGCTTTTAAAACATCTACTGCCATGCTATTACCTGCTTGACCATATAAATCATTAAGACTTAATGATTTTTTATCTATAATAGTTTGCTCAAATCCCATTAAACGAAAACACTCGTCTGTTGATAAGGAATAGAAAATTGCATAAAAAATCTCATCGCAATCTTTTAATGGTTCAACAGAATCTTGATCTTCAACAGGATTATAGAAATAATATTCACCTTTCTTTTTACAGATCTTTACTTTATCTGCTAAAGACAAGTCATTTGTCTTTAGAAAAAAGAAATTCCCAACACTATTTGATTGTTGATTTTCAATTTGGCATTGAATGTATTGACCTTTGGTTTTTAGATGTTCTTCAAAATATACTCTACTATATTTAGTACCTCTTAATGGAATATAAAAACTAGCACTGATTTTTAATGGTGCTGTAAAATCTAGATATTCCCAGATTGTCTTTTCTAATTTTTGTTTAGGTGGCTGTGTTTTAGGAAAGTTTTCTTTCTTTTTATCTTTTAAAACACCTACCAAATAAAAACGACTTCTAGATTGAGGTAAGCCATAATATTTAGCATTTAAAATGTTTTCATATCCATTCCAATATGTCAAATCATCAGATTGAATCATGTAATCATAATCTGACTGCAAATCTATGAACTCTTTTTTAGAAATAAGAAAGACTTCTTCTTGTACAAATCCTCGTACATTTTCAAAAATGAAAATCGTAGGCTTTATATCTTTTACCATTTGAATGTAATCAAAAAATAGTTGACCTCGATCATCTGCAAAACCTAGCTTTCTACCTAATGTAGAAAAAGAAGGACAAGGACTTCCACCTACAAATAAATCTACTTTATCTTTATATGTCATGCTAATAGATTGACCATTAGCATCTCTTTTAGTCATCTCTTTAATATCAGTATAAAAATCTTTTACCTGACCATGAAGTTTCTCATATGATATTTTAGCTTTAGGTTCGATATCACAAGCAAAAACAATTTCACATTTAATGTTTAATTGTCTTAATGCTTCTTCAGGTGCCCCTATTCCACTAAACACAGTAGCTATTCTTATAGCTTTATCTGTTTTACTTAATTCTTTAGTTTCTTCTCTTTCTTCATAATATGAAAAAAGAGTATCCCCTCCATTTTCAATATCCAAATTTTGAGGAATATCTATCTTATTCCATTGATTTAACAAATGATACTTAGATGCCATTTTCTTATCCTTTCTAGATAAAGAATATATATTATAATTTAGATTTTTTCCAAAGAAACACCATTCTCTTTCAAATATATTAGACCTTGATTATGCACACCTTCAAAATCTACAGGACAATATACTTTCTTTATACCTGCATGGTGAATTGCCTTAGCACACATTAAACACGGATCACAATTTACGATTAAAATCTTTCCCTGTGTAGATTGACCAATCCTACTTGCATTTAATATCGCATTTAATTCTGCATGGTGGCAACCTACATCATTTTGTGTACCACTAGATACTTTATGAACTTCTCTTAAGCAAACTGATCCACCACATAAATCACCTGTGGAGCAACCTCTTGGATTACCATTATAACCATCTGCAATGATGCTATTAGTAGTTTCATCTAAAATCATTGCAGATACTTTTCTACGAATGCACGAACTTGCCTCAGCTAATAAATAACATTGTGCAATTCTTATTTCTAATAAATGTCTTTTCATGTCTTATCCTTAATTTAGAGATAAGACATAATACAAGATTAGTTATCTGCATTGTCTTTATACATAAGAGATAAAAGTTCTCCCATCCAGCCTTCAGGTCTATGTCCTACCAAACCAATATAAAACAAAGTACCTTTACTTGGATTGAGAGAAACAAAATCACCAATACCTTCAGCAAAGGTTCTAGTCTTATTTGCTTTCATACTACAATAAAACTCACCTTGCTTGTTTTTAGTGAAATAATTAATAAAGCCTTGATAATAGTTCACAAGATACTTTTCACTATTTGTCAAAACAGAATCAATATCTCTTACTGCTTGAGCAACAAAGTTTTCACTTTGTTCAATACGATATTGAGGACTTGGTCTTGCTGATCTATCTTTAAAATAAATAATTTCAAAAAGTTTACTTGTAGATTCACCACCACCTTCACTTTCGGATGGCTTTACAAACTTAAAACGATAAAGACCAACCTTCTTGCCTGAAGGTGCTTTACCATTATAACCATTAAAACTTAGTTCATGTCCTACAGGTTCACCTTCAACATTTACTCGTTTAACAGAAATTACACAGTCTGTACCATTAGATACAATTTTAGTAATGATTGCAATTTGCAAATGCAATTCACTACAAACTTCTTGATTTTGTGGATGATCGCAATTGTTCTTGTCAATCTTCACATATTCACCAACAGTCAAATCACCTGTAACACGAACGATTGATTCAGGATCAGAATATGTAACACCACATTTAGTAAGTTTTTGTGCAAATTCACTTTCAGTCATAGGATTATCACCACCTAGTGATGATTTTAAAATTGCCCATGATGCAAAATCTGCTTCTTTACCTACTTTAGGTGAAGGGATTTTCTTGAATACTTGCTCTAGATTAATATCTGAAAGACTTGATTTTTTCTTAGCCATTTTGAATGTCCTTTTTTAAAAGAAAAGTTCTATTAAAGACATTCTTATAAATCCAATATTGAATTATTTCATTTGCAAGTGAATATACACCAGCAAAACACATAACATCACTACGATTACCATGTTCATCATCTAATCCAATTCAATTGATTTTAACATCACATTATTCATGCAAGTTGCCAAATCATTTTTTAAAACATAAGAATTATTAAAATATAAACAAGGCAAGTTCTCATTCCTTACTGCATAAGCAAATCCTTTTTCAGTAAGCACTCCTACCTTTTCATATTCTAAACCTTTTCCCATCACATCGGATAAATCTGTTAAGACTTTCTTATAGAGAACTCTATTTTTAACTTTGGTAATATAAAACTCACCTGTTAAATTATTGAACTCATATCTTAATCTAGGATTCATTTCAAAATATGGCATCAAGATTTCAATTTCACCTGTAGGAAATTGTAAACCTCGCACATCTTTAAAGATAACTTTCTTTATCCCAAAGTTGCCAAATTTCTTATTTAGAAATTTCATCTGATAGCTTACTGCCTCAGACATCTCTAATAATAAGTCATCTAATTCTGTTCTTGGTTTTTCTTTCAAGACAGGCATATCAGATAATCTTATCCGATTGTTCATTGGTGAACAGGTTAAAAGGTTTGATAAGTTCATATACACTTTCCTTATGTATT